CACAAGCAGCACCTCCGGTGGTCGTCACCGGAGCGAACTATGTCCTCGGCCATCCGCTGAGCGATTGGATCATGTACGGCACTGGCCTCTACCTTGTATGCCAGTTCATCGTCATCGCTCCCAAGGTATGGCGCACATTCACCGGCAAGGAGAAGACCAAGTGAGCAAGCCCGCCAGTGCATCAAAGCTGGCGGAACTCCACGAGGCCATCGCACAAGTAATGCTTGATCTGGTCCGAGACCCGGACATGGTTAATGCAGCGATCCTCGGCGCGGCCACGAAGTTCCTGAAGGACAACAACATCACTGCTGTGATCGAAGACAACGCAACGCTGTCCGAGATGCAGAAGAAGATTCAGGAGCGGCAAGCGCGCCGGAAGTTCGGCAACGTGGTTCCGCTGGCAGGTGAAGTATCAGACGCAGAGGCAGCAGCCGCTGTCGAGCAAGCCATTGCAATGAATGGCTCGTGAGTCTCTTGAACTCGCGCAGCAGCGATGGGAACAACTAGCACTGCTCCAAGACTCCTTCAAGCACTTCGTTCCGTTCTGCGAAGAAGTCATGTTGGAGCTTGGATTCTCCCTCTCGGAGATTCAGGCTGACATCGCTGAGTTCTTGGAGTTCGGCCCGCACTACCTGATGATTCAGGCACAGCGCGGTCAAGCCAAGACCACTATCACCGCAGCCTTCGCGATCTGGTGTCTCATCCATGATCCGAAGCACCGTATCCTCATCGTGTCCGCAGGTGGGACACAAGCAAATGAAATCAGTACCCTCATCGTCCGCGTGATTCTCACGATGGACATCCTTGAATGTCTTCGCCCTGACCGCAACGCAGGCGACCGAACCTCGGTCGAGGCATTCGACGTTCACCATACTCTCAAGGGTCTGGATAAGTCGCCATCCGTGGCGTGCGTTGGTATCACTGCGAACATGCAGGGTAAGCGTGCCGACCTACTTATTGCGGATGACGTTGAGAGTGCGAAGAACTCGCTGACTGAACACCAGCGCGAGGTACTTCTTCAACAGACGCGGGACTTTCCATCCATCTGCTCGACCGGGCGAATCATCTACCTCGGCACGCCGCAGAGCGTCAACTCGATCTACAACAGCCTTCCGGGTCGCGGCTACATCGTGCGCATCTGGACAGGCCGGTTCCCGACGAAGGAGCAGTTGCCGAACTACGGTGACATGCTCGCACCGATCATCCTCCGCAAGCTCGCAGCCGACCCCGGCCTCGCGGCGGGCGGCGGCATGCTTGGCGATCAAGGCCAGCCTACAGACACCGAACTGCCAGCAGGCACTGAGGAGTTCTTAGCGAAGAAGGAAGCCGACCAAGGCCCGAGCTACTTCCAGTTGCAGCACATGCTCAACACGAAGCTCGCGGACTCGGAACGCTTCCCGCTGCGCTTGCACAAGATTCTCAGCATGCGTGTTGCCGAGGCTTTCCCGCTCACCGTGACTCCGGGCCTTCTGGCTCACGAGATCATCAAGTACGCGGTCAACGGTCATACATACACCTTGGGTATCCCCAGTGCGACCTCACAGGATCGTGCGGCCCTCCAAGGCATCGTGATGCACGTTGACCCAGCAGGCGGCGGTAAGAACGGCGACGAGACCGGCTATGCAATCGTGGGCTTCCTGAACGGGACGCTCTATGCGCTGGCAGTCGGCGGCGTACCGGGCGGCTTCGACCAGAAGAACTTCGAAGACCTCGCGGACATCGCAGCGAAGTGGAAGGTGAACCGCATCCTTGTCGAGAAGAACTTCGGCAACGGGGCGTACCTGCACTCGTGGCTACCGATCCTTCGCGCACGCTATCCGAGCACGCTCAGTGGTGGCTGCGCGATTGAGGAGGTATGGGAATCCGGCCAGAAGGAACTGCGCATCATCGACGTGCTTGAGCCAATCATCGCGCGTGGCTCGCTCGTCTTCAACGACGACATCATGCGCAATGAGGAAGCGTCGCTCTCGAAGTATCCCGTAGAGAAGCGCGCCTCGTACTGCCTGCTTCACCAGATCGCGCACATCACGCGCGACAAGAACGCTCTACAGCATGACGACCGACTTGACTCCCTCGCGGGTGCATGCCGGTACTGGGTCTTGCAGATGGGCGTGAACCAGCAGGCTGCTATCGATGCTCAACGCGAGCGCGAGCACGCTGAATGGCTCAAGAACCCGATGGGCTATCACCACACTCTCACACCCGGCCAGCAAACGCAGCGCCGTGGATCAGTCTTCAACAAGTACCGCAGATAGGAGAACCTATGCTTCCGCAACACCTTCCCAAGCTCGAAGGCACCATCAACAACGGTGCTGACATTCGTTATGACACTGCTGACGCAATCAGCTTCGTTGAGGTTGCCGCCAAGCGTGCGGCCTCTGGCGTGACCTCGGCGCACATGCTTCGTGACTTCTACATCGCAGCGGCCAATGCAGCCGACAAGGCAGCGGGCGGTTCTGGCGACGCAGTTAAGATCGGCGGCGTTACGCTGAATGCGAACCAAGTTGTGGTGACGAACGGTGACTCGATCATCGTTCACACGGCAGCAGGCGCAGTGCAGGCTGGCTCACCGGCCACCGCTGAGGTAGTCACCGGCGTACTCACGGACGTGAAGCTCGGCGCTTAATGGCCTCGCGCGTTAGCGCCGGGGTTGTAGCGGCGGCGCTGACTCTCGCATGCTCTCTGACCGTTGTGTCGGAGAGCGGCGGGCAGAAGCACCTCACACCGTACAAAGACCCGGTAGGCGTGCTGACTGTTTGCAACGGCCACACAGGCCCTGACATCCGGCCAGCAGGCCACTACACCGACGCTGAGTGCTCCTCGATCCTGACAGCGGACGAGACCAAGGCGATGACCTACGTGTTGAACGACACCGTAGGCAACATGAACCCGAGCGAACTGGCAGCACTGACCGACTTCACGTTCAACGTGGGTACGGGCAACTTCCATACCTCAACACTGCGCAAGCTCTGGAACCAAGGCAACCATGCCGCTGCATGCCGCGAACTCCCGAAGTGGGTGTATGCGAAGGGCGTGAAGTTGGCGGGCCTCGTGACCCGGCGCGCGAAGGAGATGGCGCTGTGCCTCTCATCGACAAACTCTTGATCTACTCCGCTGGCTTCCTAGTCCTGCTCGGACTTGGCGGCGCGGTCTACATCGAACACGAGCGGGCCGAGAAGCTGGAAGACAAGGTGCAGACCTTGACCGCAGAAGCGGCAGCTTCTCAGGCGGCGCTCGATGCCTACACCAAGGCCAGCGCGGTCACACAGAAGCGCGCGGCCACGAACCAAACGAAGGTATCCAATGCGCTTGCATCGAATCCTGACTGGACTAGCACTCGCGTGCCTGACGATGTGTGGGACAGCCTGTACGGCAACCGTCCCCATGCAGCCACCGGCAACGCTGCTTCAGGAGTGCCCGGAGCCGGAAGCACCAACTGACCATTCGCTGGGCGGGCTGGTGCAATCGGTCCATGACTATCAAACCGCGCTCGACGGCTGCAACGATCAGTTGACCGGCTTGCGTGCTTTCTTCAAGGCCAAGTAATGCAGCTAGTCGTATGCGACATGGGAGTGGATGAGAACGACGAATACGTCCATCTCCCGGTAGAGAACCTCCCCGAGGGCACAGCAGCGGTATGGCCGTACGCCGACCACTTGTTGGCCTGCTGGACGCCCGAGGAGTTCGGGCACGCTTAGCCGAGCTTCTTGGCGATGTCCTTCGCCCTGAGATGGGTGTAGCGCATCATCATTGACTTGGACGTGTGGCCTGTGATCGACATGACCTCCGGGTCGCTCAGGCCCATTTCCACGAACCTTGTCGTCGCAGCATGGCGAGTGTCGTGGAAACGAAAATCCGGGATACCAGCCTTCTCCCGAACCCGAATAAAGGCTCGCTTCACCGCCTCGCTCGTCAGTCCCGGCCACACGCGGCCCGTTGTCCGATCCCCGATCACCCGAGCCAGAATCTCCCGCGCTCGGCTAGACAGCGGCACAGTCCGCGCCTTGTCCGTCTTCGTGGCTCCCGCCTTGAGGCTGACGCAACATCCTTCCAGATCAACCTGCTCCACCCGGAGTGAGACGATCTCGCCTTGCCGCATCGCGGTCTCGAATGCCAACTCCACCACATCGGGTAGGTAGATCGAGCCGGATGCTTGGCAGGCTTCCAAAAGAGTCAGCTTCTCCTTGACCGTGGGTATCCGGTCCCGGCTAGGCGGCTGCTTTGGACGCCTGACATCGGAGACAGGATTCGTCTCCGTGCCTATGTTCCATTCCTTCCGAGCGTGCTCAAGGACGCTGTGAAGCAAGTTTAGTTCCCGGATCACCGTACCGGACCCTACGGGACGTCCAGACGCGCCTGCAATCCGCTCGTCGCGCCACTGAGCAACTACTTTAGCCGTGAGCTTGCCGACCGCGTATGCGCCGATCCAAGACCTCTGGATGGCCTTGAGTCTCCACGACTCGGAATCGCTGCCTTTCTTAAATGGTGTGACCGACTTGAGGTACTGCCCTATAACGTCTCGAAGCAATGGCTCACCGTCGAGGTTGCCAATGCGCTTGCGAGTGATGTCGGATTCAGTCTGATGGCCCCACGCTTCGGCTTCTGCCTTGGTGGGAAAGGTTGCGGACAGTGTGGGAAGCCCTTTGCGGCGGACCTTTGCGGACCAGTTGCCATTCGGGCGTTGTTGATACGTTGCCATGAAGTTCTCCGGAACCACTGTCTCAGTATTGTACCGAGAAGTGGTGGGTGGTGAGGGTTTTGAACCCCCGACCCCTGCCGTGTGAAGGCGTTCCGACGCTTCGCGTCTCCACCACACTTTAGGGCGATGCCCGCTGCGCGGGCCTCTGGACAGGTTCAATCCAAGCTGTGAGCTATTGCGTCCGAAGATGGGTGTCTCAGAATCGTCTCCAAACGCTGTTCACTGCCTGACCGAGATAATAAGCGCGAGTGACACCTGCTGTCAAGTGTCTCAGGAAGTTAGGGAGAACCCTGCCCATTGGCGTCTCAGGAACCAAAAATTGCTTTGCTTATTCGCGGGCACTTACGCCGCCCACGCGCGCCTGCCTGCCCCCGTGCGGCCCTTTTGACGCGTGCGCGTGGCGCGCGATTGCTCCTCTGCGGAGGGTGCGCACTGCCTCCTCACGGCAGGTGACAAGGCAGGCAGCTAGGTCGCGTCAGGACGCGCTGAGACAGGACGGAGACAGGCGGGCGGTACGCTAGGCTATCCGGGACGCTGGCAGGGCCGCCATGAGGCTATACGCAAGCCGCACGCATTGGGCGAGTGTATCGCGGTAGGTCGTGTGAAGTCATTGCCACAGCGTGCGCATGCGTGCGGGCATCTGTCCTTCTCGGTTTGAATTCGATGGACTCTACAGACACAGAGCGGGCCGCTTCTCCTCCATCTATTGCAAGCAGGCTGTGAGAAGCCAGCCAGCCCGCCGACAGGCAGCACACAGGGACGGGAGACAGGACACAGACAGGCCGGGTGACAGGCGCGCGAGACGGGAAGGCATGGATAAGACACGACAGACAGGCATCCAATGAACGCGACCATGAGCCGACAGGATGCAGACGGTATGTAAGAATACTGTAATGCTACCTTGGGGTGCACGGGTACAAGACTCTACGGGTGACAGGCAGGTAATGGATGCTGACCGAGTGCACAGGATTGAGAACGAATGACCGGTAAGAATGCAAGGCCGGAGACAGTGAAGCATGCACCGAATAAGAGCCATGAATGACAGTACATCGACAGAATGTAGACAGGCGGCTTACAGCACAATGCAAGGCATCCGTTCAGACG